TTATGGAACTGGAATATATTTAAATGATTGTAGCCCTAGCCGTTTAGCATTCTCTTTTGCTGCTAATTTACTCTTGTACGGAAAAACATCATGCTTACTAAGCTTAACTAATGACTTTTCAATTGAATCAACCATCCAGTGATTTCTAACTGTAGGCGGTGTCCCACCAAAAGTTGTATAAGAAAGCACGCCTTCTTCATCTATTTCAGCAACAGTTTTTGACTCAATGTAATTAAGCTCTACTTCTGCAACCTCACCATTCGCTTTATAGAACTTTGGTAAACGATGACCTGTAACTAATAAATATCTCATGTTATGAATACCCTATAATCGTATACAATAAATTTATGAATCATAAGTCACAAGGGGATAAATACATATTATCTCTTTAATTTTAAAAGCTATTTTGTGATGGGATCCAAACGTTTCTTTAATTTAATTGATGCTTTGCCATGGCCAATAATACCGTCACTTTGATTAGGTTGGGTTGTAGGAGCCCCAGTCTCTGGGCTGTTATGAGTATGACTGGCTAAGGTACTTGATAGCTCCGTGACCACTTGCATTAGATCACTGAGTAAACTCAACACATTTTCTTTTTCAGAACCTACCCATGTTTTAGGGCTTTGATAGCTTTGTGATTCAGTGGCTAATACGTTGCGCACTTTACACTGCAGTGATGCTAACACATCGGTTTCATCAACAAAGTTACCGTCTTGGTCTACCAACTGGTAAACTCCTTTGCGTTTCTGGTAACGACTTTCCCCTGCTTTTATTCCTGGTAGTTTAAATCCAAGCGGTAGCACACAACGAATAAAGGGTTTATCCGGTTGGCCAAAGATAAAACCTATCTCTACAATGGCACCAATTGCAGGTGGTTCTAACCTTCCAGCATGATCACCTACTCCCGACACTGGTAATGGCACTGCTAATAACGGGGCTTTGTCTTTATATTCCACGCCCTTTTCATCGAGCAACACAATATCAACCGCGTAATGGGGATAAAAGCGATCAGATAAATCGCCCTCGTTTGGTAGCTCGGGTAACGCCACTACTTTACCCCAACGCGGCAAATGCCATTGACCTGTTAGCTCTGGAAATAAGCGCATGATAATCCGCTTTATTGTATTTTCCATGTTAGCTTTGCCTCCGTATCTGAAAACTCTACCGCTGATAACCGCAGGCCATTAACGACAACACCGGGCTTTAATTTGGGTATGGCTGGCACTTGCACTGATTTGGTGGCGGTTTGGCCCGTCATTAATTGAGCCGATATGGTGATGGGTTTATTTGACCAATAGGAATCTGCCCAACTACCCACGTAAATTTGGCCGTTGCCTTGTTGCTGCCAGAATAGATCATCAATGCTAAATGCTTGGGCTAATTCATCCATGATGCGATAGCCGTTACCGTCTGAATAAAAACACGGTATAGCTGTTTTACTGTAGGCGCGTTCCGGTACCACAAATTGCAATCCGGTTTTATCGGTTACTTCGCCAAGCAGCTGCATTAGTGTTGGGTGGCGCATCATTACATTTAATGGCTTGAACAAGATGGCGGATAATTCACGGCAGAATATCACGGACCAACCATTCTCGGCAGGTTGTACCCGTTCAATATAACCTAAGAACACACGGCTAATGGCATCGCCCCAACCTAAATCAACGGCAACAATGGTGTTAACGTTGGGGCTACCTTCAACGGTGATGGTGCATCGTCCGGGGGTGTTTTCATTAAAGACGATACGATGACTTTTTGTTTTAACTTTTGCCGCACCTAAATAGGCGCGGCAAAGGAATTTACTATTAATGTCTTTATTCATGCGAGTTGGTTATCAATCCGTTTTAATACGCCCATGAACCCGGTTAGTTCGACGGCAGTATCTGGCGGCACATCATCATTTTGTGCGGTGCTGGTTACTGGCGTGGTTTCCCCTTGCACTTTTTGCTGTGCGGCAGGTTTATCCGGTTGGCGTTGTTCCTTACGTTCCGGCACTGATAAATGCTCTATTAATTCAAAGGCCACTTGCCATTGTCTTAAATTGGCTTGTTCATCTGCTCGAATCGTTCCTTGGAATTTTACTTGGCGAATCTTTAGGGTTTCCGCTGTGCGGTTGCTTATGCGGAAAACATGGCGGGCACTGTTATCTTCGGTATCTGCCATGCTGAATATATTCGTTAGTAATGTTGATTGGGTGAAGGGGATGATGCCAGCAATTGCCAGCACCTTGCCTTTGGTACCTGTTTCCGCTTGGTCGGTCGCTGACGATTGGCCGGACATATCCTTTCCTGCCAATTGTTGACGGACACTAATCCGCAGGTTTTTTAGTGGGAGTTGAGTTCCGTCTAGGGTTAGCATTTAATAATCCTCAGAATGATATTTTTATTTTTGTTTACTCATAACCACATTAACACCAAAACTATTAGTTTCAGTTGCTCCAACCCATTGCGGCGAATAATTACCACCCACTAAATCCCCAGTACCATGATCTAAAAGATTTGATGATAAATATATACTTGAGTCTTCAACCCATAATGTATGTGTATAAGTATTAACACCATGTCCAATAGCACTACGAATAGAATTTCCAACAACTGTAGATAAGATAACGCTTGAAAACATAACACCATATTTATTTATATTTTCATTAATACGACATATATTTGTTAGTTTATTACTATCTACTAACACTGACTCTAGGTTTTTACAAACAATCCCCCCTCCTGATGTATTAGAAATCACATTATTACTAATATTGACAGCCATTGGTGGTTCATACCCAAAATTGTCACCATTGACAAAAATACCAACTCCCGGCCAATAAGATATGACATTTCCAGAAACACATAAACTTTGGCAAGCAGACACTCCCGCATCACTTCCCCCTTGAGGACTAATACTTATTCCAGCAATCCCTTCATATAAAGAATATAAACTATGAAAGCCATTACTTAGTATTTGGTTATCATTTACTTGAATATCTCCCCAAATACCTTCTTTAAGATCTGCACCTCTAGTCGCGCCACCAATATAAATACCGCTAAGGTTACAATCATTAGACTCAAAAGATTCAGTAATATCAGGATAATTACTTCTAAACTGGGAAAAACTTATAGTATTACCATTAATAACTAGCTTAGTGTAAGACACTCGTTCTATTACAGGCTTAGCGCTCCAAAATCCAAGATCACCTAGCCTAACTCCGGAACATCGAATAGGTTCACCAGCATATAATGAATTATGCCCTGTAATTGTATTTCCTTTAATAAAACAAGTATATGTATCATCTACATATATAGCCCCTTTAAATGGATGATTAACCCAAACACTATCTAATGTATGTTTATATCCTGTTTTTAGAATTTGATTATTCGTTATTGTAATCGCGGTATTTATTCCATAAACCACATCACCACCACGTACGGAAATAGCACTAAGTTGTGAATGTTTAATTACATTTCCTGTGACTAATATATTTACACAGTTATTCTTAATATCTATTCCATTAGTACACAGACCAACAATAACGTTACCCTTAACTATTGAATCTTGACAGTTTTCTATTGACATACCTTGACAATCATTTTTTGACAAAATCCCATCAATACCGTCTCCATAAAGACCACCATCGCCATATGGTGATTCTCTTGTATTATCAGTAACCGCCACATCTTTACAAAATTGAATATGTATACCTGAGTCACCACATCGGTATGCATAACAATTATTAATCCCTCCTTTTCTAACTGTATTTAATGTTGCAGCAAAGAAACTTAAATATTTAAATTTACAATTAGTTACGATATTATTTTCGCAATAAGATGGAGATAATGACCCCATATCATCCCAGTGTTCATAGCTTGCTTTATCAAAAATAGTACATGCAACCCCCATTGTCCCCTTATAAAAATTCAGACCATCAACTTTAACATTTTTACACGCTCGTAAATGAATCGGCGGACAATAACCTTGCCCTTGATGTATTTTAAATCCATCTGAATCTTGACTTAAAAAACCTTGAGAGTGAATGTAACCCGTACCTTTAATTGTTATATTTTCTTTTCTTTCAGCATCAAATCCCCCCTCATGATATTGAGGAGATATTATTGATTGCTTTTGAAGCTGAACAATAGTGCCATCAATAATAATATCCATATTATCCCTTAATGATACATACTCCCCCATATATATATAACAACATTTAGGTATAATAATTACATCAGACTCATTAACAGCATTTCTAATAAAAGGCGAACTATCAAAAAAATCATTCTTTGTATATTTATTAATTGGCATCCACCCACGAATATCACCAATACTTTTCCAATATGATATCTGCGTTACTGTTTTATCGTTATTCCAATAACCTTTATTTATATCTTCTAGCCAACTGTCCCCAGTTGCAAATGGCAAATTATCAAGATTCGGCAAGTAATAACTTTTAACGCCATGTTCATCTGTGTGACTAAATAACTGCAACGCATCTTTGGTTTTTACTTTTAAATTCGGTCGCCATTCAATGGCATCGCGGGTGGTGTGTAAATTATTGATAGAATCAACGTAATGACCGACTTTATCTTTTTTGCGTAGCATGCTCACGCTACCGTCTTCAAACACCTGCGCTATCTTGCACACAAAATGGTTCACACCTTGGCCATCGGTGTAATCATCTTTTTCTACTGCAGCAACAACAAAGGTAAATTTCGTTTGCCATTCACCCGTTGGCGAACCTTCGCGGAATGCATCGACATAAATAAAGGCTGGTTTTTCTGGTACCTGAATAATGCGGTCAAAATCAAGGCTAATGCGATGGCCGGACACATAACCTGCGCCTGCTTTAATGCTATAAGCACCTGATTGTGGCGTAACAATAAAGCCATCATCAATAAACCAATCTTTGCCGTTCTGGTCGATGATCGCTTGCGCGGTGTCGTTATCCATTTTAGACATGCGCTTATGGGCATCATATTGCCAGCTAGATGGATCAACAGTGATATTGGTTGTTTCGCTAATGCCTTTATATTCCAGCACGAAAGAACGCACTAAGGTATTACCTGTGATGCCCGGTGCATCTACGGTTTTATCTACTGGCGGTGGAAAGTTAATGGCAACAAGCACATTGTGTTCAGAACAAAATAAACCCGACCAGTTAAATGAAAACGGACCAACATTACTTGCCAGTGTGGTGGAATAAATCACGGAATTTTCAGTTAAGCGTCCTTGCTCATGTACTGCAGATTCATGCACCACATGTTCAACCGGCACAACATCATCACGGTTTGGGAACGCGGGACGATTTGGCACATTGGCAAAAATAAACTTATCGATCACCAATACTTTATTTTCAGCCTGCATCTGGGCAATTAACGCCTCACCTACTTTGGTAGTAATAACGGTTGCTGTATTGCTCATTGTTTCATCCTTGACTATGCGCGGCTTGTTGCCACTACGCATTCAAAATCCATATCCATTGTTTGTGGGCTTGGTAGCACCATCACTTCAAGTTTTGTTGTTGCAACGGCAATCTGCTGATCACCATCTAATAAATTGGGGTTGGCCATAATCGGCATTTCTAAATAAGTGGTGTATTGGTAGCGTCGACAAGTTCGTCCATATTGACGACACATCTCATCCAATAAACCCGGAATGCTACTTAAATCACCATCACGGATTTTTAAGCTGATTACATCCCAATCAACATGGCTTAACCGTTCATCAAGGGTGATGTGCGCAAAGCCCAATTTTTCAAACATGTCATGCCAACCCGCTACCGAACCCGCACCACTGGCGAACTGATAAGCAAAAGCCACACGAATGCGGTAAATAGTTTCTGGCTCTTTGGCTAACCGCTGCACATCACGTTGCCATGCTAATAAATCAACAATGCCGATAGGTGCGGTCATTGGGTCTAATTGCTTTAATGGCAATTCCAATACCGTTTTAACCCGTTGCCAATAGCCATGGAAAACTAACGCCAGCTTTGCCAGCTCACCACGCCCCATCCAAAACGGTAGCTTTAATTTAGGCAGTTGCATCGATCACCCCGAGAGTTTTAATGCGAGGCACATTCATACCAGTAACAAAATCACGGTTATCAAATTCTAATGATTCAATACCACTGAACTGACGATGTAATTCTTGGCCTAAGCGTGAAAAACTAAATCGTGTCGCAGGTTCGGTGCGAGTAGCGTTGTAATCGGTATTTTCACGAAAAGCGGTACCAATAAATAATTCCACTTGTTCAATTAATGTTTGGCGTTCTTCTGCAGTTAATGACGGGAACGGGTACAAGTTACAACCTATTTCAATATCAGTGTTTGGCATTGCCATCACTAACAAATCATCACCGTGGCCGTGTTGACCTTGGTTTTTAATATAGGTGTTAAGATCATCAATCATCGCTTGCGCTGGTTCGCCCGTATCTAACAAGATAAAGGCGTTAGCGGTACCTGCACCACGGGGCGCATTGTGTTCAAAATAGACATTGTCATTGTTGATACCTGCGCGGGTGGTGAGCAAAGCACGATAAGCCGCATCAATATGCCACTTGGCAACGCTGGTAAATTGGTTGCGAATCCGCAAGCGTAAATCATCATTTGATTCAGCATCTGCTCCCGCAGCAGTTAACCAATCCGCTTCATTACTTACCGATGCAATACCGGGAATGGCTTTACTCAATACATGGTAATAACCTGCACCTAAGTTAAACGCCGCCCCGCAATCTTCTGCAGTTACGTCGGCCATCACTGTGAGGTCATTTTCTGCCAAAGTGGTATCAGCGGTAACTTTAACCCGATAAACGGTGCCATTAATCGGTTCGGTTTGAATCCATGTTCCGGCAGGGATTACAATCGCAGGCCCTTTGTTGGCACTGCGAGCAAACACCACCACACCACTGGCGCGGCTGGCAGGTTTACGCTTTAAGTTATATTGCCATGCCCATAAATCTAACCACTGATCAACGGCAGTAGCGACAAACATATTTGGCAACACATAACCGACTAATAATGTTGTAACCAGCCATACTGTTGGCTTTACCACTAAATGTTCTATCAATCGCCAGAATGGTGAAAAACGGCTATCGTTAGCAATCATAGAACCTTGCTTATCAGCTTCTTCTTTTAGTGCCTTTTTCCAACTAGCTTCATCTAACGGCACCCCTGCATCTTTTGCCATTTGGGTAAAATCAGGCTTAGGAATATTATTCATCATTGGCCTCAATCACTGAAAACGACACATCACCAAAATCGGTGGTTTGGGCAAAAATATACAAAGTGCCATAGCGAGGTTCTTCAATGCGTACAGTTCCCGGCACCAAGCGCACATCTTCTTCCACCAATAATTCAATTTGAGTGCGAATATCGGCTTTTTTAGATTGGCTGCGTTCTGCAATCATCATTACCGCTAATTGGCTTTCAAGAATGGCGTGTTTAATATCTTGAGCAATAACCGCGCGGTCTTGAATCACTTCAGGGTTACGTCCTGCATCTAAAACAAGACCACCATTTACTATTAATAAATCCTGGTACTTCATTATCCCGCCACCATTTCCATTTCAGAGGCAAAATCTTGCGGTGAGTTCATTTGACTAACTTGCATGTTAATCGGGCCATAACTGGTTGATGCCGATGTATAAGAAGCTATATTTTTAGCCGCACCACCTTGGGGAATATTGGCACGTGGGGTTGCTTGTTGGACTGATTTAGATTTGCCCGTTTCATCATCGTCCCCCATGCCGGGAATTAATGACATGACCGACTTTGCCATGTTCCACACTTTGCTGAATTGTTCTGTTATCCAACCAAACACAGCGCCAAACACACCACGTAGTTTTTCAGCAACAGCAAATAACCCATCAAAACCGCTAGTATCAGTAAAGCCACTCATTACCCATTGCCAACCACCTTTGACCAATTCAAACGCGGCCATAAACGGTGCCGTCATTAATGTGATTGCGCCTTCTAAGAGTTGAAACCATGTGGTATCGCCGAAACTGGCTTTGAGATCATCCCAGTAATAAACCAAGGCACCAATTGCAGCGATGGCCGCCACAACTGCAGCAACAATCAGAATTATTGGGTTAGCTGCAATCATCATATTGGCAGCAAATACTGCAGCACGTAATGCCACCATACCTTTAGTTAATAATGCATTAACGCCAGCCCATGCCAAAGCCGCTACTTTGTAACCGACCATGGCTTGTTTGCCTAAGCCAAGCATTAAGGTAAACATGCCACCTGCAGCAACAAGGCCAAAGAAACCAATCACGGCATAACCAATGTAACGGGTAATATTGGGTAAAATTGTTGTCCATTGAACCAAGGTTTGGGCGCCATTGGATAACACACTGACCACCTCTAATACGGCTGGCATTACCGCATAACCAAAGGCAATTCGAACTGAATTCAATCCCTGCTCTAATCGTTGCCATTGATCGGTCATCGTGGCGGCCATCTTGGTGGCAGCTTCCATGCCTTTAACCTTACCCAAAGTATTAATGCCATGTGTGAGTTGGTCAGTTTTTTCAATCATGTTCATTAGCATTAATGAACCATCACCTAAGCCTGAGCTATCTAGAAAATTACGGGCTTCAATCCCTGACATTCCCGCAATCAAAGGCTTTATCTTCTTCAAAACATCTAGCATTGGCAGCAAATTGCCTTGGCTATCAACCAAGCTAACACCTAGCTTTTCTTGCGCCCCAATCGCACCTTCTAAAAAGTTGGTGTATTGGGTTACAGCGTCACCCTCGCTCATTTGAGTATTTAGCAAACCTAATACAGCTAATTGTTCAGGCAGCCCAACACCAAGGCTTGATGTTAACGAGTGCATACCATCAACCATGCCACTAAGTTGGTCCATGTTGGTGCCGTATAGCTTTTTAACTTCGGCTGTCATGCCTGTCACTTGTGCTGCCCAAACATCTTTTCCCATGGCATCAGCCTGTTGCTGATAATTCCCGTATAAGGTTTTCATGTATTGGCCGACTGTGTCAGCGTCCGACTTCATTGCCATGGCTAACGTTGCGGAACTACGAGAAACAGACGCCAACACATGACCGGGCATCTGTCCCATATAATTAGTGATAGTTTCTGAATGACGTACCACGTCCACTGCAGCTTGGCCGTATTTTGCAGAGAAGAACATCGCCTCTTTTGCTACTGCACTTAATGCTTCATCAGCCACACCCAAGGCTTTAACTTCACCAAGTGCTCTATCCATTTCAATCGCAGGCATTAACGCTGCTTGCAAGGCAAAACCTGCCCCCGCAACACCTGCAGCACCCGCAATCATGGTATGGGTACCCGAACGGTATTCCCGACCAAGATCACCGAATTGGCGTTGAATATGAGCAATCGGTTTACTGATTCTGTCTATCAGTCCGACTTGGAACATTAGCGCATCAGGTAGGCTCAAAATTGCATCCTTGCTTTAACTACTAAACGCCTTAGCTACTCCATTAGCCGTGGCAATTGCCATATTTTCCCAATGATTTTTTTCTAACCATACTGCGCGGGCTAAATTGGCATCACTGTCGTTTTCGCTTGGCAGCCACTTACGTCGCCAAGCCAACATTTTGCCAAAGTCGTTACGATCTAATGCCGTAACCAAGGCATCTATTTTTTTACTTTAATATCTAATGCTGGTGCGAACTCTTGCATTAACACCCCTGCAATCTGTACTACTGCAGCAGGGTTATTGGCGGTAATGTCACGCAATGCGGGTTTACTTTCTTCAACTGCAGTGTTGAATACAAAGTTATGCGCAGGAGCCACTTTGTTATCTGGCATGAGTTCATTCATATAATCGTTGTAATCAACTTCTGTTGGTACAAATGACAATGATTGACCGCCAACTTCTAATACAACTTTTTTCTGTTCCATGTGTTAACTCACTTTGTTAATAAGGCCGCTTGTTCTGCGTACCATGTTAAATAATCTTGGGCTTGGGCTGCGCATTGCGATAAGGCCAATTTTAGCCGTGGCACATCGTCTGCCGCTGTTTGGGCTGGCGTGGTGCCTGTTAATCTCGGTTTATTGCATTGAGTGATTAAACCGGGCTCTGGTAACAAGGTGATCACTTCAACTTGCACCGGATTAATAGGGTTGCTGCAACCGCTTAATAACATCATCAGGCCAAGGCTGCTGATAACACGCCTTTGTTGCCAACGCTTTGCGCAGTGCGGTGGTGGTTTCATGCAACTTTGCCTCTTGCGTTATGTGTAATTGTTGGCGTTGTTGTAATAACTGGCTCATGGTGCGATTACGGCTAACTAATTGTTGTATTTGGGCATGGTTAACTTGATTCACCGTTAGCGCCTGATCACGACTTTGTTGTGCCGTTAGCTTTTGTACTTCTAACGCTCGCATTGATAACGCTAAGTACGCCACCAATACCCATGGCAGGATCACTAATCCTTTTTTAATCCACTGCCATGCAACGGTCATATTCATTACCCCGTCGAGTTACCAAACCTTGCAATTTTTTACCGCCACCATATACCCACCGTTTTAACTGGCCGCAGGCTTGAACATACTCACCTTGTTTAATTAACCGCGCTATTTGGGTTGAGGTGCCATCTTTATTTTTTAAAAATCGAGTGCAACCGGTATTAAATACAAATGAGGTAAAGGCATCATGTTGGCCTTGGCTCATGGGGTTATCCTTGGGGGCTGTATTAATTAAGCATTGTTCCGCTTGTTCAACATTCACTGCCCAATCCGTCGCCACTTGGGTAATATCAATGGGTCTCTCTGGTACCCCGTGAGTATTACCGATACCATTAGTGACTAAACCTGCCGGACACTTGTAAGGATCTAAGCGGCACCCCTCTGCATTACCCATTAATGCGAAACCTGCAGGACTGGTTTTTACTGTGGCAACCTTTTCACCTGCAATCACCACTTGGCCCACAGGTAAGGTTGATTCAATAGCAACACCACCACCTGCCAACACACCAATGGCAGCGACCACACTGCACACTATCCTTTTAAACTTGTTCATTGAGATAAATCCCTTTTTCTCTGGCAATACGCTGCATTACTCGCTTATGCCAAACATTCAATAACAAGGCGATAACCCCCACAGCAATGGACGACATGAAATATAAATCTTCCATTGAGAGTGAACTAATGATCACTCCAAATGCTGAAATTGTGTAAGCAATCCAGCTTGTTAATCGATCCCACCAATCATGCATTGAGCTATTCCTTTAGCTGTTGGCACATTACACAACACTGACAACCCGGCACCGCTAATTGGCGAGCAATGGGGAGTGGGTCGCCGCATTCTTCACACTCTGCCGCACTTTTCTTTTGTGGCTTAAATGATTTTGCTCGATGATTCGCCAACGCCATTTCGGTGAATTTGGCTTCCGTTTCACAGCCGTTATCAATAACATCTGCCATCCAGCCCCCTACTGCACTAAATCGCTAGTTTCGTCATCCCGCAGGTAAGGCACACCATTAATACGAACGAATTTAGGATCGGTAACATCAAACGGCACTTTATGAACTAAAGCACTGCCGCCATTGGCATCAATATCAAGCAAATCAGATAATTTAATACGACACCCAAAGGCTTCAATTTTGAGTTCGTCTTTATCAATTTTGCCGTACCACATAGCATCAAAATCAGGTAAACCACGCCATGAGCCTGCATTTTTAGCCGCTTTACTTAACAAGTTAAATTGGGAGGTGGCGAGTTCCATTTCGCCCGAGGCTTCCACATCACCATCCACATAACCATCAGGTACACCACCTGTTTTATTAACCGCTGAATTGTCGGTAATAGATAACGTGACCTTTTGCGCCTTTAACTTAATATCACCCAAGGTGAAGTGCATGTTCTTGCCAGAAATACGCATCGACATAAGTTATTTCTCCGTTCCGTGGCTCAAATCCAACGCGATATTAACCACGATGTATTTAGGGCAATTGTGAGGTCGCACCATGATGCTGATCACCACTTTGGTTTTGGTTTCCCACACAATTTGCACATCTTCATCACGCGGAGTCATGATTTCACCGGGGAAGGTGATACCGCCAATTTCAGTGGTAAATGCCATATCAAACAAAACCTTGCGGAAAAAGCTGCGGTTTAGTTCAATGCTTGGCGGTGTTGAATTAAGAATGCGATCACCAATACGGCTAATAGCCTTGAAACGCACACGACGATTGGCTTTGTGTACCGGACGGACATATTCCAAAAACTGATAATCACCCGTTTTGGTTTCCAATGTCATGGCATCAGACCAATACACACCCTCATAATCGGGGTAAGTCTGAGGCACTGAATAACGGGCATTGGCTAAAGTGGTAACGGTAGACATTTCCAGCAACTTGCCTGCACTATCCGTTGGCATCTCACCTAATAACAACACCGAACCGGTAGCAACACGCATTGGTGTATCTGCTACCGTTACTATGCGATCACATAAACGCCCAGCTAGCACACCGATATTGTTGCCGTTAAGCATTGGCACAGGTACAACCCAACGCGCAGCCACATCTTTCACTAATCCAAGCATCGCGGTTTCATAGGCTGCCCAAGTTTGAGCTTCACTATCGATACCAGGAGTAGCCGCTAGAATGAAAATCCAGCGGCCTAACTTGCTAGTTAATGATTCAGCTTTTGCCTGCATTAGATCAAACTGGGCTTTCTCTGTGGTTACATCAACCAACACCACGGCTTCAAAGCTGTCTGATTGATTAGCATGGTCGATCGCATCTTCCCAAGAGGCACCATCACTTAAACCATAAATTGCAGCTGTCCAGTTTTGTTTGCCGTTGACTTGTGCTGCAATAACGTTATTACCAAGCGCATCATTTGCCACCACATCATCTAAATTAGTGGCCGCGTTAATACGCGTAACAGTACCTTGTAATTCTGTTTTGGCAGTTCGACCAATAAACAAAAAGTGGCGTTCAATTTCGGGCACACTACCTTGCCCTAAGTTGAAGTTATTAACCTCTACCTGACCAATAGCCATTCCTAATTCCTTTTATTTGCCTGCTCAATTAATTTAATAAGCTGACGATTAACATCCTGTTCTTTGCTACCTAAAATCTTTCGCTCTGGTAGCGGAATATCCCATGCGACGGTATGAGGTTGGTTACTTAACTCACGAATAATTAACCCGGCTTTGCCATGGCTAACGGTTTCCATTAAGTAACGCAATGTGGGCTTTTTCTTGCCTTTGCCATTTTTCTTAGCAACGGTATAACCCAATTCACGCAATTTACGGGCTTGGCCTTTACTGCATGGTGCCGAATAATTCGGTGTTCCCCAGCGTTTACGCATTTGGCTGGCAGTCATTTTCTGCGACTGGCCTGTATGATGCCTTGCTGCAATTCGACCTGTTAAACGGTTACCCCATGTCAGTTCTAAACGGTTGGCATTTTTGACATAAGGCTCTAACCCTTTGCCTAACCGCTTTAGCATCTTGCCTTTTGTTTTACCTTTACGTGATGCTAGTGCTTTACCATCAATATCTTTTTGTTGGCTAATTCTGCGTCTAGCATTCTGCCGCTCCCATCGACCAAGTGATTTGAGTAACCAAATTCGCTTTTTAGGTGGCATAGCAAGTAATGCCATTTTTTCTATAGTTTTTAATCGGTCACGTTCATTAAGCTGAATAGTCAGGGTCATTGTTCACCTCGACATCATCAGCAACATCGATGGGCACCGCTTGCACTCGATACTTTTCACCACGCCATGTGATCATGCCGTTAGGGTCGGGTATCATTTCGATGGGTTCCATCATTTCTAGCTCAATGGCAACATCGGCTGATTCGTGGTTATTCACATCAATATTGACTTCTGGATCACCTAATTCTTCATAATTACGGTCACGGTCATAATCTGCCAACCAACACGCCACCAATGCAAATAGGTTGCGCGGGTCTAACAATTGATGCGGGAAATCTTCAATAGAAACGACCGCGTGATAACGCCACTGGGCTGCAATCGTGCCGCCATTGCCTCTGTCTTCACCGTCAACTTGAATCGTTGCCCGTTCTTGCCACGCATCAATTTTGTTATCCAATAAATTGCTATTTAAGTGCGATAACAAATAAGCGGTTAAATGTTCTAATTTAGTTTGGGATGTCATTAAATCAGCCCTACCGTAAAACGTCCCATGCCTAATAATTGGCGAATATCACGGGTTGATTGCGCCCAAAATTGGTGTTGCTGTTCAGGTTCATCGGTTGCCATGTTATTGGCTTCTTTACGTCGATCTTGCGTCGCAAATTCTGGCAATAAATCACCATGAGCACGCGCATAAACAGCACGTGTATAAATCGCGGCTTGTACATCAGTTAAAGTTGGCGGGGTACCCGCTTCACATAACCGACTTAACTCAACTTGCACTGCATCTGCAGCAATGGTTATTGCCATCGCCATTGAGTCATTATCAAAAACAGGTGGAATGCGACGAATACGACGGAAATCATCCGTGAATAAATCAGGCCATCCATTGCCGCTTATTTTCGTTGTATCGCTAGTATTGGGCTTGCCACCAAAACTCATCGCATCACCTAAATGGGTAAGGGAAACAAAAGCGTCACTGGTTATTGTTTAGCATTGCTGCTGCACTACCTCGGCTCAGTTCCCTTGGGGGTCGGTAGTCGTTCAGGCATCCGCTAATTTGCGAATACGCATATCTATTTTGTCTATCAGAGTCTTAACCCCAATATTCGAATTATATGAATGCGCCTCAAGTAATAATGCTTGGGCGGCTTTCAATTTATCTACATCATCTATCGCACTTGGTAACGGTTTGCCGTCCATATCTCGAATAAACAGTAAACCAACAAACTTGAACCACTTAGCGGTTAATTTTTCATTTAATCGCCAATCGTGGCGTACTTTGCTAAAGATGGTTGAACAATACGGTTCAACAGGTTGGCCGTTTTCCGCTTGACGTTCGCACCATTGCAATATCATGTCAGCAATGAAATGCGGCCAATTGCGCTTTATATTATCGGGCGTGGGTTGGTCTTGTTCGATACATACCAAACCCCACTTAATCGCCTGATCAAACGCTTCAATATCAAATAGCCAAACCACAACATGTGCAAACAGGCTATTTTTAAATACATCACCTTCTGCCAAATATCGTTCCACATAGGGTTGGTACTTGGGTAACAGTTCATCACGCTTCATGGTGATTCGGTCTTGGACGCGATCAAGCTCTTTAAGACGTTTTAAATCAGCATCAAGCGCAATCAACTGTAAATGTAAGCTGTTTGACTCTGGTGATAACACCCCAGTTTTATGAGCCCGTTCCACGGTTGAACGAGCATGTTTTATTTCTCTATCTCGACTACACGGGGAACGTCTCATAACATTACTCTGCTGGCGGTGTATCAGTTATAGAAGCCGGTGTTGGATCGGCACCAATATGCACTTTTGCTTCATTGAATCCGGCATAGCACTTATGGTTTCCAACGGCATAGCCTTCCCAACGTAAATAGGTATTTTCAAACGTTTTACGATCTTCTACATGTTCCGCTTTACGATGACGGGTACCTTTTTGGGTGTAAATATGAAGATTGGTTAAAATCGTCACTACCATACGCTTGCCCGGGAAGAACGGCGGCACCACTGCAGGACGGCCAGCAATAGAAAACGGCAATTGCTGCGCGGCTTTCTTCTCACTTGGCTTGTCGGCATTGTCATAAATGCGGGCACTTTCTTCGGCGACGAGATCAGCACCAACCAATACCGTTAAGCCCGGATGGCTACGGAATTGCGCAGGAATGTAGTTATTGATTAAATCCGATGCCATTGCATCCAACGTTTTATAATCACCACCACCTGCATAATCTAAATACACATCAAGATTACAAATTTGGTCAGGACTTTTAGTCGCAATGATTTGTTGCCAACCAATATTGACATCTTCACCATTCGTATTGGTATCAGGATCGGTAGTTGCTGCAGCTGAGATACCATTAAAACCAACACGTAGCATATCCAATGCAAAAGCAATATTGGCCGAGTTATTCAACAACTTCATAAACTCGCCAGCACTGCCACTATTGGCCCACACACTTAACGTATCCCATGTGATCGCACAGCAAGAATCCGTTTCTTTTAGCTGGTAAGTGTTACCACGAATATCAGCTTTTTTATTAAAGCGACCATCAGCTTTACGGCCAGTATGTAAGCCAAGTGCGCCAACATCGACAACCTGCCCGACTATCTGATCAACATCCACAACCGTAATGCGCTTTAGGAACGCTTCAGATTCTAAAATTGCCTGACGTAATTGAGTTTCTTTTGGTCCTGAAATAGAAAACAGCTTTTCAGAAGAAGTAACGCCATAAGCTTTTGCCAGTTGCTGGGCATATTGATTTAAGTTGGCACTCGCCGTTTGATTCAATTGCATACTGTTTCCTTAAACCAATGAGTTAGTATCAAAATCAGCGCCGCCAGAATTATCTGGACGTTGATCTGGATTTTCTTCCAGTAGCTTGCTGAATTGAGAATTTAGACTTTTCTGACCTTGCGCCAACTGGTTAAGGGTATTTGTTAAACCACTAAACTGTTCTGCCGTTACACCATCCTTTGGTGCCTCAGGCTCTAATACCGGTTCGGGAACGGCATCAGGTACTACTTGATCAGGTTGTACAGAAAAATGCTTTTCTAATAAGCCTGTTAATGCCGTTTGTCCTTCGGCAAGTGCGGTCAATGATGACGTTAACGCACCAAACTGTTCCGTGTTCATAGCTTCTTCTTCTTTGGGTTTTGGGGTTGGCGATTGCTTGCCAAAACTAAACAATCGACGAATTACGCCTTTTTCTTCATGTAGTTCATCCATCATGAATAATTCAGGTTGAGTATGAATACGGCCATTGGAATTAGCTGAAAATAATTTAATACGATCAGTGCCAAGGCTGGCGGGAGAATCTGTAATAGCAAGTCCAGCCAAATAAGGTTTACCCGTGTTAGCAAAATTGTCTTGAATCTCAATCGAGCTATATACTTTTTGATCTTGCTGATTAAATTCAATCATTGTTGAGTTTGGTGCTAACACAGCAAACAAACGCATACGCCCGTCGACTTCTTCAGCCTTCACTTCCAACACATCACCGCAAGCGTACCAACGCCAATGTTCAGGCCAAATTCGCGCTCCATATTCATTAGGGTTATAGGACTCCGCCATATCCAGTAAGTCTTGCCCACTGATAGCGCGGCCATCAATAGTGTCGCCTTCCGTGGCGACCCGAATCCATCCGGTTTTTAGCTTCCCTGCCATGCTTCATCCATAGTGTTATTCAAGCGAATTATCAAATCACGGCAAGAATACGCAATAGCGTAACCATTCGCACCTGTTGACGTTCTGCCCAATTCGGATTTGATGAAAAACAGAAATACGTCGAACACTCATTAGTCATTTGAATGATCACTATGCGTATCATTGCGTCATGGCATACTCTCCTGAAATTCGTGAAGCAGCTAAACGGCTATATTTGCGACGTTGGACACCTGACGAAATACGGTTAGAACTAGGGCTACCCAATGCTCGGGTTGTTTATTATTGGGCTGACAAATATTGTTGGCGTGATTTGCTACGTGAAGAAGAAGTGGATGATGCTATCGCTAGACGCATTGTGATGCTGACTGATTTACCAGAGAAATCGCCTAATCAGATAAAAGAACTCGGCATGCTGATTGATAAGCATGTGACATTGAAGAAGCAACGCGCCCAATTACAAAAAGCCCCTGCATCAGAGAATAGTGATCACTCCACCAATAATAAGGAACGCACAAGCAGTAAAGGCAGCAATAAAAAAGAAAAGAAAGGCAATCCAAAAAAGAATGATGTTAGCCATTTAACGGCAGAAGATTTTACAGAATGGCACGATAGTTTATTTGAATATCAACATGATATGCGCAATAACTTACATCAGCGCACCCGTAATATTTTAAAATCACGCCAAATTGGTGCTACCTACTACTTTGCAGGTGAAGCATTAGAACAAGCGGTATTAACTGGTGACCCACAGATATTTTTATCTGCATCACGGGCGCAGGCAGAAGTGTTCCGTAGTTACATTATTGCCTTAGGTAAGCAATTCTTAGGCGTAGAACTAAGCGGTAACCCTATCGTACTAAAAACCGCCCATGGTGATGCTGAGTTACGTTTTTTATCAACCAATAGCAACACCGCCCAGTCATACCACGGTCATGTTTATATTGATGAATACTTTTGGATCCCCCAGTTTGAAAAGCTCAACAAGCTGGCATCCGCTATGGCTACCCATAAAAAATGGCGTAAAACCTATTTTTCAACACCATCAGCTAAAGGCCACCCTGCCTATGGTTTTTGGACGGGTGATAAATGGAAAGGTGAACGCAAAGACCGCCAACAAAAAGAGTTCCCATCTTTTGACGAAATGCGTGATGGTGGTCGGTTATGTCCAGATAAACAATGGCGTTACATCGTCACCATTGTTGATGCGGCCAATGGTGGCTGTGGTTTATTCGATGTTGACGAACTACGCGATGAATACAGTGATGATGATTTTAAAAACTTGTTCATGTGTATTTTCGTTGACGATGCCCAATGCGTATTTAAGTTTGAACAATTAGAAAAATGCGGGGTTGATGCAAGTAGCTGGCGAGACTTTAAGCCCAAGAACGTGCGGCCTTTTGCTAATCGTGAAGTGTGGTTAGGTTATGACCCAGCAAGAACGCGGGATAACGCCACCTTGGTTGTACTGGCACCACCACAATTTGATGGTGAAAAATTCAGAGTATTAGAAAAGCATCATTGGCGTGGTCTCAACTTTCAACACCATGTTGAACAAATTAAGCAGATCACCAAACGCTATAACGTAACTTATATCGGGGTAGACATTACTGGGATTGGTTCAGGGGTATTTGATTTGCTCTATAACCTCTTTCCCCGTGAGGCACATGCAATTCATTACAGCGTAGAAAGTAAAAATCGCCTGGTACTAAAAATGATTGATTTAATCGAGAGCCAACGTATTTGCTGGGATGCAGAACACAAAGATATAGCTGCTAGCTTTCTATCAATAAAACGAGGCGTTACGGGTAGTACCAATGTTATGACCTTTAAAGCTGATCGCACTGAAACCACAGGCCATGCCGATGTTTTCTTTGCACTATCACATGCAGCAGCTAATGAACCTCTTGATCACAATACGAAACGGACTTCTACATGGACAACAATATCAACAGCAGCCTAACTACGACTGCAGACAACAATCCCGCTACTGTATTTAGCTTTGGTACTGAAGGATGGCAATCTGCTAACCCTTTTGACATGTTACATAGCATTGATGATACAGGCGGCATTTACTTTGATGATTATAATGATTTTTGGGTACCACCTTTAGACCGAGGTGCACTGCTGCAGATCAGCAAAAGTAATCCTTATCATGGACCGATTATTTTCAGCCGTCGTAATATGGCCGCAGAACAAATAACCCTATCGCCATTACTACAACGCCACGAACTGGAAGCCTTTATCTTTAACTATTGCTTATTTGGTGATGCTGCATTGCTAAAAATCCGCAATCGTATCAATCAAGTTATCGAATTAGTGTGTCTATCCAGTGTATGGCTACGTGTCTGTAAAGACGGTAGTTATAAGTATTTACAACGTGATGGCGACCATAAAACCTATGCCGCTAAAGATATTATCTTTATGAAGCAATATGACCCTTATCAGCAAGTCTATGGAGTACCTGATTATATCGGTGGCTTACAATCTGCCATGCTCAATACAGACGCAACCCTATTTAGACGCAAGTATTATAAGAACGGCGCTCACTGTGGTTTTATTTTCTACACATCGGATCCAAGTTTAGATAGCAAAAAAGAAGATGAACTAAAACAAGCGATGCAAGGCAGTAAAGGCGTGGGTAATTTTCGCAGTTTATTTGTCAATATTCCTAACGGCAACAAAGACAGTATCAAAATTATTCCCGTTGGTGACATTGCGACAAAAGATGATTTCAACACCATTAAAAGTGTAACGGCTCAAGATATGTTATCTGCCCACCGCTTCCCGGCAGGTTTAGCGGGAATCATTCCAAGTGGTACAGCTAACTTAGGCGACCCGATTAAAGCAGATGAAACTTACAAGAAAAATGAGTCAATTCCGTTAGCTCGTAAAGTTATTGAATTAATAAATTCTGATAATGATGTAAAAGCGAATCAAAGACTAATATTAGTATCATAAGTGTACATATAAACATGCAATTGACTTATAATTGATTCATCAAATCAAGGTGGATTATTCAAATGGCGATGCGTGTTAGTTGTAATCAATGTGGTGAAAAAGCACGTATAGGAAAAACCAATTGGTTTTCTTGTACGTCTGCAGATTTATATTGCTCATGTACAGATCCAGAGTGTGGACATACGTTTGTGATGTCACTTGGTTTTAGCCACACTCTGAGTCCGTCCGCTAAAAATACTAATGAATTAGTTATGGCTTTGGTGAAAGTAATGTCTCCCGAGCAAGCAAAGCAACTTCATAGTCAATTATCATTGCTTTAAGTTCTTCTACACAGGCAGCATCAAGCTGCCTTTTTTGTTCCTGTTTGATAATTAAACCCACCAAAAACAACACTTCTTCGTTACAGCACTCCAACGTATTTTGCGCGGCTGCGTTTAAAATAAACTCTAATGCACGCCAATTGAGGTTTTCCATAGCCACTCCCGAACAAAAGCACTGTACAAGTATACAGTAGTTATTCGCCCGTGAGAATTATTGATTGCATAATACTCAATATGCAACATTGATAACAATTTAATTACATACTCTTTTAAAGCAATAACTTAGAGGCTTGCTTTATTTAAAAATACATGTAAATTACCGCAACCAAAAAGTGCAACAGTGCACATACTGAGGATTGGTTGAAAATGAGCACACCAAAAACAGAAGACGACCTTAAATATTTACAAAAAAAAATCAAATACTCAACAATAAGTGCAATAGTTATAGCTATAGCTATATTTAGTTCATATATTGGTTATCTAGGTATTTATAAAGATTTGCAGCTCTCAAGCGATAGTGGTATTTGGGGAACTTTTGGTGATTTTATCGGTGGATTACTCAATCCCATTATTGCTGGTTTAGCATTTTATTGGCTTACAGAATCTGTTCTCATTCATAAGAAAGAATTATCTGAAACACAAAATGTATTAAAAGAAACAGAAAAGACACAAAAAAAACAAAGATTTGAAAACTCATTCTTCTCATTACTTGAACAAATGAATGCTGTTTATATTCAATTAAACACACCAGATATGAGACCAAATTCAAGAAGCAAGAACGTATTTAACTTCTCAGAACCAAACAGATCAAAATTAGAAACTTTACATCAAGAAGTTTTTATTAATAACTTTCAAATATATGGCATTAATTCTAATTTAAAAAAAATGAGAGAGAATAGCGCCGATACTAATCATTATTTTAGAATTATTTATCAATTACTAAAATTCATATTAACAAATGCTTCTATTGATAAACAAAACATAGAACTGAATAAAAAAAATCATCCAGAAACCCCAACATTCGAAGAGTTACTAAAAAGAAATATAACAAATGATGAAAAGTTTTATTCTAATATTGTACGCTCATTTCTCAGTAAAGAAGTAACTAAGCTTTTAGCTGTAAACTGTATAGATGTAAATAAGACTTCTGAACACTTAAAAGACGAAAATAACCCTAAATACCAAGACTATAAGAAATTCCGTTCTTTAATTGAACGCTATGCTATTTTAGAGCACCTTACTGAAATAAATGATATTAATGGACTTGAAAACTATTATAAAAAAGAAGCTTTTGGTAGTAATAAGGAAATTACAACCTTATACAACAAATAATAAGACTAAAGGCAAATACTTATTTGCCTTTATCATCACTCCCAAATACCCTATTCCTACATCATGATTTCTATTTCTTTTCCACTCTGAGAACTTTTATTCTTCTTCACGCATGCTAAATCACCTTGGTGAACTAATGTCAATAACTGATCTCTATCCTCTACTTCTTGTTCCAATTCATAGCGGTTAAAGAAAGCTGACCAATAATCTAAACTAGAACGGCTTGCAGGTAAGGCAGATTCATATCCACGCCAGTAGCTACGTTGCTGCTTTAACGTATTAGCCATTCTTAACCGTGACGTCCGTGCATAATTCAGTTCCTTATGAACATTGTCTAAACGGTTATCCAGATAAGCTAGACGCTCTAATTGCTGATCAGTTATATCCAAAGTATCTTGCAAGGCTTTATATTCAGCTTTCATTTCATCAATTAATTCAGCTTTGGCCTGTTCTAGCTCTACCTTCACAGTTTCATTACGAGTATTCGCCTGCCACTGGCGACAGTTAAACGCCCAACCTAAGAAGTTATCAAAATTTTCAGTCGCATTATCACCAGTAAAAGTAATTTGGTAATGACCTGTAACTATCACACCACGTTTACGTTTAGTATCTCTGGCTTCCGTAATTTCATGATCAAACTCCAACATGCTGGCCTTGAGCTTTTCAACCCGTTTTGCCTTCACATCATCAGTTAACTTTTTATTATTCTTTGTGATTTGGTGCTGCTTTTTCGCTTGCTTTAATTTAATACGAGCATGGCGAGCAACCTCATCATAATGGGCATTTTTACGGGCGAGCTTTTCTTCACATTCAGCAATGATAGCTGCCATATTATCAGCAATAAAACTGCCCATTTCTTCCCAATCCTTGGCTCTTGAAACAGCGCCAATACTATAGCGGTTACCTCGAATCAAACCTTGATTACCGTCGCTTCCCTTTGCTGCATAGCCCACAGCTTTAACTAAGTATGAAGCTCCCGCTTTAGCATGTTTAATACGTTCAATTTTGGCAAAACCATTACCCCAAATACGTTCTAACCGTCCTACCCATGCAAAGAAGTGTGTTTTAGGCACTTGCCAACGTAATAAAATATGAACATGCGGATTTGGTTCGCCATCTTCATTAGCTGGCATTTCAGCTACCCAACAATAATCAAGAGGAACGGCGCAAATTTTAAATACGTCTTTCTTTATTTCTTTACAACGAGGATGTTGAATTATCTTATCTTTGCGATCACCACGGCGAATCGGCGTAAATGGACCATCAGCAATAACCTTTCCACATTTAGTACCTGCAGGTTTTACTCTCTCTTGCCCACGCTTTACTCGAGCAGGCATATAGTCAGGAACCCAACCACGCTGATACATCTTTTGGGCTAAATCGATAAAACGACTAACTTCAGATCCAATGCTTGAATCAGGATAATAATCGCGAATTTTTGTCCATGGGCCGCTAGCACGAATACAGGGATCACCAATATCAAAAATCTTACGGCCAAATTCATCAATCTCCCCTGTTGGTTTAATCGATTCTTGATTAACGGCCGCCATCTCGCCTTGCTTGCCCATATCATCCAACCATGAGAAAGAACCAGAAGCTTTGATTCGATAAGGTTCTTTGCCATGAGGACTCATAACGACGATGGTTCCAAATAAACCCGGCTTAGTTCTATTTTTTGATTGTGGTTTACTGGTTAATATTTTCTCACGCTGTGCTTCTGTAAACGTCAAAGTGCCAAAAGTAGTATAACCACCACGCAATGCTTGAACATACGCACCCGATTCAAACACTTTACGAACCGCACCATCAGTTAACTTATCCGTAAATCTTTCACCAGATTGAGCCGGTGGCATAATTGATGGACGAGATTGAGCTTGCAATCGAACTCGCCATTCATTCGACCACTCACGATGAAACAATCGAGCCATAACTGGCGCATTTTGAACAAATCCATGTGCATGCAAACAGCCAACAGGATTTTGCTGCCAATTTAGATCAATAGGCTCAAACGTTAATGGCTTAGGGGTAGATTCATACTTAACATTCTCACCACGACGCGCTTTCACTTTTTTAAGCAAATGACCCCATTGTGTTAGGCGTTGCTTCTTAGCTCTTGTTGTCGCTTGAGCCCCTTTTTGCGCTAATTCCTCCCTTGTCGGACTTTTGCGCCGCTGGACAAGGCTATTACCCCCAGTCGCTTTGCGACTGCCCTGCGGGGCTAAATTTCGTGGAAGCTTCGGATCAAAATAGTGTAAAGCTTGTTTTAAAACTTTATCGTCAGAATGACCAAGCATGAAAAATTCAGCCTCACTTATTAAGTTTGGCTGTGCATTTGTATACTGTCTGATTTCTTGAGGTGTAAAAAAACCGGACATAAGCCCGGATATTTTATTTAGCCTTGATTCAATCATAACTCAGCAAACTCCTGAATATCACAAATCAAAAAGCCACCTTGGTTAGAACCTTTAACTAACACACCATTTTGTTCTATTTCATATTCCAATTGATATTTAGCTGATTCAATAGCTATTTCAAGATTATCAAACTCACCGAGTTGTAAATTCATTACTTCTGCAGTGTGGCTATTACGAACAATGCCACCATCAATACCTAAAAATACTGCTAAATAGTTCATACGTATTGCTCGTTTTGCTCGTTTTGCTCGTTTTGCAATGATTCTTGTTGTTGTGCCAACGCTATATTGGCTATAACCTGATTCTTATATACAAGTAATTCATCAACTAAAGTGGGTGATTGCAGTGAAATTCTAATCTGTACATTATTTTCATTTATATACTTATGAAAACTAAAACTAATAACACCGCTCTGTGATGAAATATTATCTGAATCAATATTTAATGAGAGTAATAGCTTGTGGTTTTTACTGTGTTCAAAGACTAACTGTGATAATTCAATAATTACACTTGTTGCAGGAGATAATTCTTTACACTCATGTTTAATTAAACGACTCAATTTATTTGCATCTCTTACGAGTTGCTGAGCTTGTTCTAATAGCTTATTCATACAGTCACCCCAAAATAACCTTGATATATTTACCTAAAATCTTTTAATGGCCGATTAGCCAATGGTTTTAACGCTTCAGACAATGCATTTACCGCTCTATGTACTTTTGCTCTTGATACTTCATCCATCTCAGCAAGTGACATTGATATATGAGCCTTGGTTAACCGAGCAGCGGAACAAATAGCCCGCCTTAAATCTTCGGGTAAATGGTCATAAATCAGCCCTATTGTTGATTCACTACCAAACAATGCATGAATGTTTGCCAGTGACTCTGTAGCTGATGGTATTCGATTCTGTAATTGTTGAGCCTGAGCCATGATTTCAATTCCTTATGCCAAGCCGGGAATAGGTAAACCGTTCATCACTGCATCTGTACACATCGACATAAAGGGCGTGCTTGCCTGACAACGGTTCTCTACATCATTCATTAATAAAACCAACTCACGCATAGCAGCTTGGGCTTTACTAACAATTTCATTTTTCTTGCGTCTGGTTAAACGTTGTATCGTTTCAACTTCAACTAAGTGACGGCTAATTTCGCCAGCGTGACTATTAATGGTCATCGCGGCCATCACGGGTGATTTCCCCTCACCCATTGATGGCAACTTCACTGCAGTTAAATCCAACTCAAGCAACACGCTATTTACTAAATCACTATTCCCGCTTTGTTTAGTGATGATCACCAACTCACGTACCGTTAATTGGTGCGGTTGATTAGGGTTTAGTTTGTTTCGTAGCATTTGTGGTTTTAACGCACATTCAATTGCAATCTGCTCTAAGTTCTCACGTTCAGAGAAACGAATTGCGGCATTGTAAAATGCGTCTTGTTTGGGCTGAGGAATCGCATACATTGTTATCGTTCCTTGATATGTCACAATTCAAATGAGGTCAATGGATTGCTTATAAGTTTCAGCATTACTCAATTGTATAATTAGCCGGCACTGACCTATATTTTTAAATAACGCTTTAATAAATATTGAGTTAAGAAACATTCAACTCGGCTTCTTTTGTAGCAAGCATTTGCATCGCAATCATATTGATAAGCGGTTTTTCTTTAGGTAGGTCTTTCTTCTTTATAATGATCTTTCCTTTACGGATGTAATCAATAACTGTTCCCTTAGCCATTCCGGTAAGGTTGCAATATTGATCAACCGTAACAAATGGAACAGGTATTGCTATTTGATAATTCAACATAGTGGTATCCTAAGAAGTTAAGTCAATCATTCGCTATCGTTTACTCTCACTAAAAATGGCAACTGAGTACGATATATGACAATCTTAGATCGAGATATAATTTTATGCAAACAAAAATACCTCCATTTTCATATAAAGGCGGTCGAGACATCACTGAAAAACTGAAACTACTCACTAATGTTAATGAGTTTCAGGATCTTGCTGATGTATTTGAAGTTCCAAAATCTACAATTTCGACTTGGCACACACGAAATATGACCCCTTATGAGGTTATTGTTCGTGTTTGTATAGCGACAGGATGCTCATTAAAGTGGCTAGCACTTAATGAAGGTGAGGCATTTGAACAAGCAAATGATTCTTCTATAAAAAGATTATCTATAGAAAAAATATCAAATGGATGTTTAGAAACTAAAGGCCATATATCTTTAGACTTAGTTACGCTGGAAAAATATTGCTTGGAAGGATCAACAACAACTGTTGTAGAACAAGATGGAAATCTTCATTTTGTGAATACGCTTGAAACGAATCCAGCATCAGGTAGATACTTAATAGACATAGATGGTTCGCTATCAATTAACCATCTTCAGCGTTTGCCGGGAAAGAAACTAGCGATGAGTTTTGGGGATTCTTCAATTGAGGTTGCGGAGGAAGATATTAAAGTGATTGGTCGTGTTGCGATAATAATAAATAAAGAATAGCAATGAAAAATGAGTTAGTCGGTAATGTGACTAACTCATAAATGAACTTACTCAACGACTATATCTAGTTGAAACTGTACAAGATATATGTGAGTGAGATATCTTTACCTATCATTAGGTTAAGAGTTGTAGTGGTAAATTAAATTTGGCCACCTACTCAGAGGTAATATCATCACCTCATAACATGGATAGATGACTGTGTTAGCATAAACGTTTATAATAAAGTGCGTAATTAATGCATTCGTAAATACATAAAGTTGGGTCAAATATGCTTATAATTAAGAATAATATAAAGTTATTGTGAGTATAATCACATTATTTTACATGCGTAAGATAAGTATTTTTTATAAGAAACCTATTGCACTATAATGCAAAAAATTCTTAATATATATTTGTTTATAATGAAAAGATTTGAATCACTAGATGCCTTTAGAGGTATTGCTGCGTTAATGGTTGCCATTTTTCACTTGAATGTTATTGGAGTCATATCTAATATACCTCTTATTAGAAATTCGTTTCTATTGGTTGAGTTCTTCTTTGTTTTAAGTGGTTTTGTCATTAGTTATAGTTATAATAATAAAGTTAAAAATATTCATGATTTGAAAGATTTTACTGTAAAACGATTCGCTAGGATCTGGCCTCTTCATATATTTATGACGCTTTTATTTATTCCATTTGCATTAGCTAATATTATTTTAGGACTAGATCTTAGCGATCGGTTTTCGTTATATTCTTTCATATCAAGCTTTTTCCTTATTCAAAGTTTTACTATGACCGGGGACTCATGGAATCTTGTTGCTTGGAGTATAAGTTCTGAGTTTTATACTTATATTCTTTTTGGTGCTTTATCCATTTTACCTTTCTTTAATAAGAGAGCATTGTTACCTATAATCATTATATTTATGTCATTACTATTATTGAATATGGATTTAGGTATAAATAAAAGTATCTTTAGATGCTTACCTTCATTTTTCTTAGGTTGTTTAGCGTTTCGATATTATCGAAAATTAACTATTAAGCCATGGATGGAGTTTGCATCTATTACTCTTGCTGTAATCCCTCTTTCTTTTTTTCAAGGTGATTTTTTATATAGTCTAATGCCATTATTATTTTTTATTATGGTGATAGTATTCTCTCATGAGACTGGCTCTATTTCTAAAGTTTTAAAACTTAAACCCTTTCAAATACTAGGTGTTCTTTCTTATTCAATCTATTTAACTCATGCGTGGTTTATTGCGGTATTAAAATCTTTATCAATATTAGTTGATAAATTTTTCGGTTACAACTTCATGCTCATCATTGATAATGTTAGATTTATTGATTTTAATGTTAGTTTTAATGATCTTGTTTTTATACCATATTTAGGTATTGTAATAATATTTTCTTACATTACTCATCGCTATATTGAGATGCCTTATCAAAAGAAAATACTTAATTTTTATTTCTTAAAAAAATCATCTTATGCATATTGATATATAAATATCCTTGCTGTTAAATGACCGTCATTTGTGGCGGTCTTTTTAGTTATGTGGCTATTACCAACTTCTCTACATCAAACCTTCTCTGTTTTATTCATCATAAACAAACATTGCTTTTTCCATAAAAACAACACTGTATGTAAAAACAGTGTTATTGATTTTAGTATGGCTATTAGAAATCTAAAAGACAGTAGTAACAAACCTTGGCTTTGTAAATGTTATCCACAAGGACGAGAAGGTAAACGCATCCGCAAGCGGTTCTCCACTATAGGTGAAGCAGCGTTTCACTATGCAAGAGATTGAGGATAAACCTTTACTAAGTAATTTCCATTTTAGTATACCCAAATTACCCCACAACCCGCATTGCATCATTTAAGAAACTATCTATTAATAAACCAATTAAAGAAACCAACTTAAATTGAACCAATAGGTGATGATAATGCTGATCCTTGCTTACCTTCGAGCATCAACCACTGATTCAAGATTCCCAACGGGCAAAAGAAGAGCTCAAAGCCTTTAGGACTAAGTTTGATCATCGTATTGCGGGTTACTACATCGAAAACAAAGCGATTACCAAACTTGAACGACCAGAACTCACAAGCTAATTGAAGATAGTGAATCCGGTGATGTGTTACTGATTAAAAAGATGGACCACCTAACACGTTTTTCCTTGGGAATGGAAAACACTAAAAGTACGCATTATGGAAAAAGGCTTGGTGTTTGTGGTGAGCCTATGACCCATGTTTAGTTCAGGCGAGCAAAACAGCATTACCTTGACTTTAACTTAGTTCATGTTGGATTTAGGTATAGCTATGGCTGCGTGATGATTATGAAAGGCCATAAACGTCAAGCACAGGGAATTACGAAAGCAAAAGTAGAGGGTAGGTATCGAGGTCACCAACCTAATTTAGAGTTACATCACGATATTTTAGATCAACTCACGTTAGGACGTAATTATTCTGACATACAACAAAAGTTGGGATGCAGTCGGCTACAATCATTAAAGTTGTTAAAGGTTTATTCACTGGCCCCCTTATCCTAGGCTGATTATAGTTGGTAATGTTTATATTAATACTTCTTAATTTGTGATTTATTTTACTTATTTCTCAATTATCTCTAGGATATTATTTTTGTGTTTTCCTTTTTGTATTAACTGACATAACACACGAGTTTTAAGAGAATAATCATATTTAACGGAATAATTTCAAATGGCTTGTAAGGGATTAACATACATGAAGATTTATTTATTAGTGTAATTTTTTAGAGTAATCTTTCATTTGCAAATTATGATGAATATCAAAATAATAATATAACTCAAAAATTGTTATCCATGAGACAGTTTTAATTATCTGAAAGTGATTCTAGTTCAGCATTATTGGGGTTTGAAATTCAAGGTGATATTATTATTACACAACAATTTACCATCGGGTTTCATGCTAACTTACAAAAACAAAATTATAAATGTTTTGAACTTGGTCGCTGAGGCCTTGGGTTATCTTTAAATTATTATTTATCCCTTAATGAATCATTAGTACCATTTTTAGGTGTTAAAACGATGTATTACGGTTCTTTTGGAAAGATACAGAAATCTCTTGACTGCCTCCGGTGTTCAAATATTGATGTTACATACTCAGGGTATGAGTCTTATTTTTCGACTGGACTTATTATAAAAAACTTTCTAATTGGTGCTGATTTTAGATTTACAGATAATCGTTCTAAAGTAAATAAGACGGCACATGATCCTTGGCAAGTAGGGCCATCATACAATAATAATTATTCGAACATTCCAGACCCTGAAATTATTTTATTTATTGGGTTTACATGGCAATAACCGGCCCCTCAACATCAAACCTCCTCTGTTTTATTCATCATAAACAAACATTGCTTTTTCCCCAAAAAATAATACTGTATATAAAAACAGTATTATTGGTTTTGTTATGGCTACCAGAAATCTAAAAGACAACAGCAAAAAACCATGGCTTTGTGAGTGTTATCCGCAAGGACGAGAAGGTAAACGTATTCGAAAGCGGTTTTCTACTAAAGGAGAAGCTATCACTTTTGAGCGTTTTACTATGCGGGAAATTGAAGATAAACCGTGGCTTGGTCAAAAAGAAGATAATCGACGCTTAACCGATCTAATTAAATATTGGAAACTTGCTCATGGCATGACCCTTTCTAACGGTGAAAAAATCTATAGTTTATTGATGCTTATTGCTGAGGCATTAAATGACCCAATAGCCTCTAGATTAACAAGTAAACACTTTTCAGATTTTAGAAAAAAACGCTTATCTGGTGAGATTTCATTTGTTGAAGACAAATGGAATAGAGGAACAGCGAGTATTGCAACGTGTAATCTAGATTTAGCCTATCTTCGCTCAGTCTTTAATAAACTTATCGAGTTGGGAGAATGGCACGCGCCTAACCCACTCAAAGATATAAAGCCGTTTCGTAAAAAAGATAATGTAATGGCTTTTCTTACTAAAGAACAAATTACTATCCTATTAGACAGCCTAGCCACTAAGCAAAACCCCGACATCATTAAAGTCGTTAAACTATGTCTATCTACTGGGGCTCGTTGGAATGAAGCCGCTCAGCTTAAAGGTAGTCAACTAAGTAAATACAAAGTGACCTTTACCAAAACAAAAAGTGGTAAGAATAGATCAGTACCTATCAGTAAAGAACTGTACAACGAAATATATCAACCGACTTCAGGGGCTTTATTTTCGCCATGTTATAATTCATTTTGGAATCTGCTTAAAACGATGGACTTTGATTTGCCATCAGGTCAAGCTTCACATGTATTACGCCATTCGTTCGCAAGTCACTTCATGATGAACGGCGGCAATATATTGGTGTTGAAAGAAATCTTAGGACATTCTGATATTACAATGACCATGCGTTATGCTCACTTCTCACCAGATCATCTATCAGAAGCACTCACCAAAAACCCTCTATTTAGTCTATAAAAAGTGGCGACAGAATGGCGACGAACATCATTAAACGTCGCCTAATATCGCAAAAAGTCGTATTTACAAACAATATAACTCATTGATTAAAACCTTAACCTATTGTTTATTAGTGATTTTATTTTTAACCGCTAACTTCTTCCATTTAACTTCGTTGCGGGTTCTGAAGGCATTCCATCATACGATGCGCGCCTTGAAAATCTTGAAAATAAATTCAAACAAGCGCTATTAACCGTAACACCTGAATTCCAAGACGAACACGGCTACGGCAAAGATAAACCAGGCGAAGCTAACCTAACAGTGGCATCAAACTGGGTTGGCGAGCAATTCAAGTGCTTGTCTTACACTGTTGAAATGCCATTTAAAGATCATAATAAACATCCAGATAGCCTATACGGCTGGTCGCCAGAACGTAGTGTTGGCTTTGGTCATGACACCCTAGCAGCAGTACTTGCTGTTACTGATGATCTTCGTTAATACCGATTGTTGATATATATAAAACTAACGGCTGCCTTTGGGTGGCCGTTTTTTTTTGTGTGCTATCTTTCTCAATCAAAAACGTTTATTCGAACTAAATTACAGAATGGTGTATTAGTTGAAGACGGTGGTGATGTCAGCTTTGATATGACACTATTAAATCATTACGGCATCGATATTCAAAATACCAAAATCATTGAAAATAGTTTTGAATTACTTTTTGTAAATATCCAAGAAACAAATCCCGCTTCTGGTCGATACTTAATTGACATTGACGGGTCTATTTCAGTTGATCATTTACAGCGTTTACCGGGTAAGAAGTTAGCGATGAGTTTTGGGGATTCTTCAATTGAGGTTGCGGAGGAAGATATTAAAGTGATTGGGCGTATTGCTATAACAATAGATAAAGAATAACGATAAAAATGAGTTAGTCTGTAATGACTAACTCATAAGCATAAAAATCATATTTGATATTAGATTAGTTAATAATTTTAACTAATTTTTCTTTATCCTCATCAATATCAACAATATTAATACCCTCTATTCCTTGAATTAGATTTGACATAGCCCATGAACTTTCTTTCTTATTTTCATCGTAACCTTTTGTGTATTTAGAAATAGCAAGTAAAACCTGCTTCCCCGATATTTTATTACTCTCTTTTAAAAGTTCTCTTAAAGAATCATGGCTCATTGCATGTTGTCCCGGCTCATCAAAAACTATTAGTCCTGGATGTAATGATGAGAATTCTAACAACGAAAGATAAAATGCCCATTCTGAACGAACAAAATCACTAGCTGAAGACGCGATTCGAATTGGTTGATAACTCTTCGTTGTATTGTTAAAAACACTTGGCAGCATTTTATATGGCATTTTGTCTCTAATACTAACATACCAACATTCATTACTTGTATAATGAAATTTTTTCAAATATGCTCTAAACTTCGTTTCGAAATTTTTTACTCTCTCTGAGTCTGCTTTAAAAGATGTATCAATATCTTTTATTTCTCTACTAACCTCTGAAATCATTTTATTCAAATCTGTAAATTCTAATTTTACTTTTTCAAACTCTTTAATAAGCGATTCATATATTCTAACTTCATTTGATAAACTTATTTCTTGATATATTTTTTCTCTAGATAAAGAAACATCAGCATTAGAAATAATATCTCGATCTATATTAGATATTTGATCCCTAAGATTTAAAATAATATTATTGTAATATTCATTTTCTCTCTTATAATCATCTTTAACGCCAGAAAAAGTACATATATATTTTTCCACCATAGATATTTTACTACTAATAAAATCCAAAGAGCTATTATAGTTTTCATTTGAAAGTTCATGTTCAAAGCTACATAATTCTAATTGACTATCACATAAAGGGCAATTTTCCGCACTTGATAACTCTGTCAATATTTCATCTACTTTTTTAGAGCCAATAAGGCTTTGCTTTTCAATTAATAATTTATCTAATTGTTTTTTGTAGCCTTCAATTTTAATTTTTTCAGCAGAAAAATTTCGCTCAGTTGCAGCTTTTACTTTCAATATTTTTAAAAGTCTTAACTTTAAACTTGCTCTATGTTCATTACTTTTATTGAGATTATCTTTCTTTTCAATCTCTCTATTATTTTTTTTAAGAGCACTCAGTTCTTTACATTTTAAAGTATAAATAGAAGTTATTTTACACCATTCTCCATCATGATTTAAAAAAAGCTTAAACTTTTCTGGTTTTGATAATGGCATTGGTGTATAAGAAACAGGTAGACCATCTATTTTGTATGAAAGACTTGTTTCATATTTATTGAAGATCTTTTCTATTTCATACCATTTACTTACTAAACTATCTTTCTCAATTTTTAACTTATCTTTTTCTAAATCTTTAGAAAAACATTCAAGTTCTAATAAATATTCAACTAACTTAGCTTTTATATCTTTAATACCTTTCATACTAAAAGATGGCATTTGCGAAAATAATTCTGACCACCCTTTCGTTTGCTCAATCAAGCAAGCTGCGAATATATTTTGTAAATATAATATTTGTTTACCTGTCTCTTTATCTTTAGGTAGTGTTATACCAATAAAATCTTGTAACCAATTATAAAAACCGTATTTATTAGTATGATCACCAACTTCATGTAGAAAGTACCGCTGAGATGTACCATTCATATCAACAGTAATAGAATTACCTTTCCTGCCATCGGTAAGTATAGCATCTCGATATAAGTCAGCAATTTCACCTTTTTCATTTTTTATTTTTAATTCAATTCGAGATTCAAGTACTTTATATGTTTTACCCTTATAAATAAATTCACTAGTAATACACTTATCAAGAATACCACGCTGACTCATTCCTAATAGCTGTTCTAATCCTAGATTATAATATATACAAGATAGTATACTAGATTTACCAGTAGAGTTTTCTCCTGTTATTATATTCAATCCATCATTAAACGTATATTCAAAGCCAAAATCTTTAGTAGAATTCATTACTTTAATTTTTGCTGATATTTTTTTTATTATTAACATTATAAAGTTACTCTTGAGTTCTCAAAATCGGATGTTGATATCTTTGAAATTGCTTGTATAACATGTTTAATACTTTCTAGTTCTTCAATTTGAAGTAGGTCTTTAACCATATCATTTCCATACTCAGTTAAAGAATACCTAACTTTCTTGCTTATTTGTGTTTGCGAAAGAATATTATTTCTAGAAAGAATAATTAGCTTGTTTTTTAATTCTTTATCTACTTTCCATGTTGGAATTGTGAACCTTGGTAAACCAGTTAGCTTTTTTTTACATAAAACCAAGTCAAAAATAAAGTACAATTTATCCAAAAATATATATTTAGCTTTACCTTCATTTGTAGAATAATGAACTATAAAAAGGATAATTACCACTTGATAAGAACTTAAATTCCTTATAGATAATAAGTTAGAAGAATCATATTTTATAATTTCAATCTTCATATTTTAGTAAACCTTAGTTTGCACACTGCCATCCATGTTGCTATATCATAATGAGCTAGCTTTTTTTTATCAGTAACTTTTAAACCAAAACCAATCAAGTCACTATCTATTGTCCTATAATGCTCATTAGATACTTCTTTATAGAATTTAACTGCCTCTTTACTTGAATCAACATATTCATGCATATGCTCTCTTGCTGCCGTTTGAGATAATTCAATATAAGATTCATATAATGTTGAATTTGATTCAATGTCATTCTTAATACATTCATCGCCTATCATTATTTTTTCTAACTCTATATAAAGATACTCCTCATAATAATCTCCATGCATTATTTTAAGTTTACTTTCCAAATTTTGATAATAACCTGAATTTTCTGATGAACTCTTCCAGTCATCAACCCATATTTTAAACTTCTCTTTTTTTAAAATATCTCTATTGTAAGTCATCAACTTAAAATCAGAATCAAATTTATCTTTATCATAAAAAATTATATTATTTATATATTCTTTTATTGGTGATAATCCTCTCGCACATGGCATTGAATTAACACCTTTGTTAGAAATCCTATTAATTACACCATGAAAATATACATTAGCATCTTGAGTCGCTAATATTAATGGGCTACCTGAAATACCCTTTACGGCTTCTGCACCAAAATTATCTTGTGCATGATCATGGAATGGCTGCCCAGAGTAAACTACATATTTATTTTCATTTTCAAGCATAGGCTCACTAAATCGTATTGATTCAATAAAATATGGTTCTTTTAATTTAGTTGCTTTTATATACGATATAGAATTTAAGGATGAGTTTTTTATCGCATCACATAATTTAATATCTATATAATCATTAGGATTACCCCATACTTATAGACTGCCAAATCATATTTTTTAGCAAAATAACAATCAGATAATATTTCAAACTCGTCAATAATATCCCCAGCCACATTTGAAATAACAATTCCATCGATTAAAGAATCAAATTTACTACTAAAAGGAACATGTCCTGCAGTTATACAATATAAACATTCATCTACTATAATAATAAAACCACAACCAATATGTTTATTATTATATGTAAAGAAAACAACATTTTTCTTTATTTTAATTCTTAAATTATCCATTAATCACACCTTTATAATATTAGAATATGTTGTTTTTACATTAATACCTCTAGGCGAATTAATTATTTTTATTCTATCTTCTACATCTTTATAATTAAAATATATATTACATTCATCAAAATTTAACTGATGACATGTATTTATAATAGTTGATAAACATGATGGTGATGGATGACCATAACTAGATGGTCCATTTGTTGATATAATAAATCTGTTAGAATTCAATTTATCAATTAATTCTTTTGTAGTATTATTTTTACTTCCATGATGTGATATTTTCACGACATCATAAATCGTTTCCCCGTTCATTAAATTTGATATAATTTCAGGATGTGAATCTGATAAAAACAATACCTTTTTATCTTCATATGAGACTATCATTGAAACGGATGATGCATTAACTATATCGCTCTCATGAGACTTTATATTTACATCATGCTCCAAATCACAATCTACTATGATAGTTTCAGAGCAAACAAGTTCATCTTCTTCGATCTCAGTTATTTTTATACTTGTCCATTTTTCATACAGCTTTTTTTCTAGCTCAATTGATGGATTTATAATATCAATAACAATTGTTCCAAGTTTTATTTGATCTCCTGCTATTGCTCTTTTAAGCTGAAAACCTTTTTTCATCAATAATGATTTGAATGAATCCCCCTCGCCATATGAAACTAAATCATCACCACTATCAACAGACACTAAATCAGGATGATTCATATAAATAGGTATAGATTTATTAACATGTTTACTATATTTAGATATAAGATTTAAAATACCACCAATATGATCATTATCAACATGTGTAACAAAAATCGCTTTCACGCAAGGATTACTACTATCCGATAGATAATTTTTAAGTTTCTTCGCTACACTTCTTGTTCCACCATCAATAATAATAGCCTGATCGTCGCACTCAACAATGAAGGAATCACCTGTTTTTGCTTCCAAAAGATGAATGTTAAACATTACAATCCTTTAACTTATTCAATTTAAAATCTTCTAATTAATAACACCTTGTAGAAACAAGATACGCCCATTTATCTATATATTATGATACATTATATTAGTCATCATATGCACCCAATTCAAACTGTCTTGTGATTTACAACAAATATCTTAAATATAAGAATATCCTTTCTAACTAATTAAGAGACTAATGCAAGCTAACAACAAAACAATTAATTAACACAAAGGAAATAACAAGATAACAAGATAACAAGATAACAAGATAACAATAAAATGGTCTGGCTTAGTAAAAAAGAAGATAATCAACGCTTAACTGATCTAATTAAATATTGGTAACTTACTCATAGCATGACACTTTCTAATGGTGAAAGAATATATAGTTTATTAATGCTTATTGCTGAGGCGATGAATGACCCAATAGCCTCTCGATTAACAAGTAAACACTTTTCAGATTTTATAAAAAAACGTTTATCTGGTGAGATTTCATTTGTTGAAGATAAATGGAATAGAGGAACAGCTAGTATTGCAACGTGTAATCTAGATTTAGCCTATCTTCGCTCTGTTTTTAATAAGCTCATAGAACTGGGCGAATGGCACTCCCCTAATCCGCTTAAAGATATAAAGCTGTTTCGTAAAAAAGATAATGTAATGGCTTTTCTTACTAAAGAACAAATTACTATTCTGTTAGACAGCCTAGCCACTAGGCAAAATCCCGACATTATTAAGGTAAAACACTAA